TTATGGAGAGTAGAGAATGCATTATTATGAATCAATGCCTTACCACTTTCGATATGTTTCTGGATTTCTTTACTTGCAGGGATGTTAGTTTTCCCACCAAATCGTTGACTTGCTTCATCCAGTTCAACGGCTGGTTGTTTACCTTGTACCACTTCTCGTATTGCTTCGTTAAGTGATAATCTTTGTTTTGTGTTCATAGTGGTAGATTCTCCTTAGTTTACATTTTATGTATAAAAAACAGTCCTCTGGATTTCTCCAAAGGACTGCGAATAAAACTAAAATATTTTTAGTTTAAAATGTAATTTGGAGTTGAGTACGAATTAGATATTCACCATCTTCTGTGGTAGAATTCCAACCAGTGTCACCCAAGTCCCAACCAGCATCAATACCATTGAAAGACTTACCAAAATCAGTAGTCCATTTAATGTTATCGTTTACTGCATAATTTACACCGACTGTTGCAATACTTAAATCGGTGTCAACACCTTCAAGATGACCATTTTCGTATTGTACGAAACCTTGCACATCATCAGTAAAGTTGTATGCACCCGTCCAAACTGTACCCCAATCGTTTCCAACAAAATCACCACTTGTTGCTACATAAGCACCAGAAAATTCTAAGTCGCCATATGTTGCAGTAGCATCTACTGTCCAAGTGTTATATGAAATTGTATCAAGGTTATTGTATGAACCAGCAACACCAAAATTTAACCAATTTGTTACATCTGCGTCAACTCGTCCAGTGAGAGAATATGCGTTTGCAACACCTGCGCCGTTTGCAGAGTTAAACCCATCAGTATATGCTACTGTGGCTGTTGCAAAACCAATATCTCTACTATATTGGATACCTTGACTTCTGCCTTGTCCAAATTGATTAGAGATTACAGAACGCTCGATGGCGAGAGTATCTGTTTGTGGGGTTAGTACTTCTTTCATGAAAGGTGATTTAAACTGTCCGATACGGAGTCCAGAATAGTCTGTATAAGCATCTTTTAGTTCAAAATCACTTCCGTCACCCCATTGTCCACTAATTTTATATTTCCAGTCATAAATGTCACCAGAAACGATTAGACGGACTCTAGGAACACTGAAGCCATGCGTATTATCTACACCTTCTGTTGCGTTGTGATTATATGCCCATCGGGTTTGTGCAAATCCATGAACATTCACACTTACAGGTGAATTGGCTCTTCTTCCTTGAAAACTGGCTCGACTGTCTGCATCTGCAAGAACATCGTGAATTAGACCACGAATTTCGTCTGCTCTTGTATCATCTAGCCAAGTTGTTTCATCTGCTGTTGCCATTCCTGTTAATATTCCTGTAACAAGAGATGCAACTCCTAACTTTGCAATTTTTGAGATATTCATATGCTATCTCCTTTTTTATATTTCAAGACGATTATACGCCTTGAATAAGACCCCAAAGTTCACGGACTGCACCGCCAATCCAAGTAACACCGTTCCACGCAAATGGAAGAAGTGCCAATGTGATTAGCATACTGCGACAAATACCAACTTTACCTAACGCTCGTGTTACGACATCTGTTCCGCAACCATCTGTACATTTAGCCATTTTGTTTCTCCTTATTAAGAATTAATCCTCCGGCAAAAGAGGGTGATGCAGAATTGCACCGTGAAGTCAACTCCGACTTCAAAATTAGTATGTCACTTATATAGTGACTCCACCGATTCCATCGATGAATCAACCCACCATTATAGTCTATAAATGAAGGGTGTCAAATAAAAATTTATATTTTTTATTGGGTTAAATCTACCACCTCACAGGAAGTGCCAGAACACGCATATGTTTGATTTCCTGCGGTATTATCTTCTTTTTCATATAATTTTAATTCACTCCAATCAATATTTTTTGGCATTTTCTTTAAAATATTTTCATATTCTTCTTTTGTGCAATCTTGGTATGGTGCTTGTTTATAATTATGGTCACTAAACGGCAAGAAAGAAACACCACACACTTCATTAAAATGTTCATATACCCAAGCACCGACATCCATCCATTCTTCTTCTTTAACCGTAACAGTAATAGAGGGTTTATGTTCACACCAATATTGTTGATATGTTAGCCATAATTCTAATTGTTCTATTGCTGTTATATCTTTTCTACAAATGGATTTTCTTGGTGATTTAATAGGAAAAGAAAATATTGCAGTGTGTTCTGGTTTCATGTGACAGGGTTCGTTGGGAAAGTTTTCAGATTTCATAAATTGACATAACGGGTCTTTTACATCTGCTCTAACTGTTCTAATATAATATGGATTATGTCTTGCATGAATTCCAGAGGCAGCATCAACTAATTGTGAAACTGTACCTGATGGTTTAACACATGTGATGGCAGCCGATTCATTGATTTTTAATTTCTTTGCCCATTCTTTGTTTGTTTTAATTGCAACATTCTTCAGTCTTTCTAAAAGTTCCTCTAATTTCTTTCCGTTTGTGTAGGTCAATTTATTATCCATGATGCCTGTCAATGAAACACCAAGAAGTCTTTCTTCTTCGCAATTCTTTTTCCATTCACTAGAAAGATATTTAAAGTTTGTCAAAGTAGATTGCCAAGTTCCAAGAATAGTGGCAATTATAATTTTTTCTTTTAATGTTTCTTCAGTATCATCTTGACGAACAATTACTTCAGTAAGATTGCAAAATTCCCTATCTCGTAAAATAATTTCTGAACACGGATTACAACCAAAGTCGTAATTGGGATCACGCCTATCTCCAAGTTTTTCTATTGTTTGTTTTGCGGCTTTACGATTGAAGATTCCCCTTTCACCCGATTTGGATTTATACAAAGATAACCATTCTTCCATGAATGTACCAATTTCAGGCTTCTCTCTATATGCTACGGAGTTGTTAGATAATGCCCTTTGGGGATTTTCGTACCACCACTGTCCTTGCTTTGCATCTCGCATTCTTTCGTCTGTGAGCGAAGATAAACTGATGAGGGCACTTCTTCTGACTCCCCCGACCACGACAATTTCTGCAATTTTGCATATGATATCGTGGACTTCGATTGAATTGAGTTTTCTACCAGAAGATTTTTTAAAGACTTCCACTGTGAATCTAAACAGGTCATCCAACGGTTGTGGCCCGCTAGCACGACCACCAAAAGTTTTAAGTCGTGAGCCAGCAGGTCTAATTCTTGACAAGTCCCATTTTGGAACTTGACCTCCAATAAGTAATGATACAAGTTCTTTGTATGCTTTTGCCCACCCCAATTTTGAATCTTGTACAACAATTGTCGTATCACTGTCCTCAAACTCCTCTGCAATGGTAGGAAGTTTATTAATAAACTCCCTCTCAACACTAAAACCTACACCAGTTCCACACATTAAAATATAAAGGATTTCATCAAAAGAACGAACTCTATCGGCAGATACATACGAGCAATTATAACCAGCAACATTATCTCTTTTTAGTGCTTCCCCTGATGTCATCAATGCTCTCATTGAGGGCATAACAGAGAGATTATATATCGCATCGCTAATATACTGGATTTCTTTTTCGGTTACATTATAATTGCAATATTCTTTAAGATGTTCTTTAAAGAATTCAAAATATCTACCGATTGTTTCTTCCCAAGTTTCCCTTCGCTCCTCATTTTCCATCCATCTAGAATATCTGGAAAGGTGTATGAAGTCCTGATATGATGTAGGTAAACTCATAATATAGTTCCTTTTCTATTCACTATTTTCGTATCAATATATATCATTTCTGGTTCGTTAGAACTTCCCATGATACAGGAAACAATGGCTGAATAATTTCAGAAATTGCTTTTGCATATTCTTGGATTTCCCATTGAGATTCTTTTTTAATTCTCAGATTATAGAATCTTGAATATGCTGCCAAACTTCCTGTCCAATACCATTCAGTATACATTCCTTGTGGTAAAACAAACCTTGCTTGTTCAGGAGCAATACCTTTATCAATTAAATCATCATAAAGTAAAGAACAAGAATGAATTGCTTTTGCATATTCGTCATTTATCTTTCCTGTATTGGAAATAAAATTTCCACTTCCTTGTTTGGCATTACCTTTTGGTTTTGTTCTCCATTTTGGTTTATAGAACTCCGGCTTTATCGAGACATACCTACGACTAATTTCATTTTCTACAAATCCTATTTTACTTTTAAAGAATTGTGTACGAATTGAAATGGGAGCCTTGATACGCAAAGTAATTTGTGGGTGGCCAAACGGTGTCCAATGATTATGTTCCGCAAGATATTTGATAAGTTTTTTATCTTTGTTATCAAATTCTTCTTTGTGGTTATTGAAGGACACTCTAGCACTATTTACAACAGTAAGGTCGGACCCAAGATGGTCAATGTAATCCACAAACCCATTATCTAAAACTTCTATTTTCAAACTTTTCTCCATTCTTTTAATCGTAACTCTGCTTCTAAACACACTTCTACGGTCATTATACCCGCTTCCATTGATTCAACCGAATAGTTGCTTCAAGACCACTATAAGTATTTTCATCAATCATCTTTTTAATCTTTTTAGTAGATATTTTAAAAGCCAAATCATTTAAATCTTTCTCTTGAATATTGTCCGGCCATATAAACACATCTCTACCCATTTCAATTAGTTTTTTATTGTATTCTACAATTTGTTTGTTGTGTTTTTCGTTGTCAAGAATCCAAGTAATTTCTGAATTTCTTAAAACGGATGGAATAATTTCAATAGAACTTGCTCCCACCATTGCTATTGCATTTTCTAAAAAGAAAGAATCTATCGGACCTTCCACGACATATACTCGTTTTTCTGGATTACATCTCCAAAGACCGTAAAAGAGTTTGTCAATGGATTTATCACCTTTGATTGTAATATATCTTAAAGTTTCTCTTGCTTTAACTTCGCCTGCCATTGTCAATACTCTTCCTTGAGCCCCAACAACATCTCCATGATTATTAAAAAATGGAATGACCAATCTTTCTTCTTTCCCGAAAAGCGTATTGTCTTCATCTAACTTGTTACCGAACACCGTGAAGTTCTCTGTGTAATACAAAAGTTTCCAATGTTGTTTTGGAATCTTTCTTATATTGGCAAATTTTACCGCAGTATGATCACTCGGTAAATCTGTTAGACATTGTAGTTCATCTAACAGTCCGTCTTTCTTTTTAAATTTTGGTTTTTTACTTACTAATCCTAGCATATCTTTATTTTCTCTTGGTGCTTGTTTTTTATCTTCGCCTGTTTTCCATCTATCTACCGCATATTCTTTTGATAATTGAAAAGAAACTTTTTTTAAAAAATTATATAAACTATATCCTACACCACAATTATGACATTTATAAAAATAAGAATTTCCTTTTTGATAAAAATAACCTCGCGCTTTTGTTTTATTTTTTTGAGAATCTCCGCATATTGGACATGAACAATTTGCTAAATTATTTTTCTTCCATTTAAAATTTCTTAAAGTGGTGGACACTCTATTGATATAGGTTTGGTCAACATACGAACTCATTTATATTTTCCATTCCGTAACTTTTTCAGCGTATTTTTCAAACTCTTTATTTTCTTCTATTCCAATATCTCCTGCGAATCCTGTTCCTATAAGGTTATTTTGTTCTAAATTTGCAACATCAGATAATTTCATTTTATTCTTGTCAACAGCAATAACAAATTTTCTATTTGATGCTAAATCATTATATCGATTCTTTAATTGTTTTACAAGCATTTGTCCTTTTTCATCTAGTTCTTCTGTAGAAACTAGTGCAAACATAAAATCTGCTGTTGCCGGAAGTCCAAATGATTCAGAAGTATCCTCTAATCCCACATCTGTATTTGCAAACCCTTGTCTATTAGTTTGTGTTGCAGAAAATATAGGAATATTTTTTTCTACTGCCATACCACGAAGTTCTTCTGCTATTGCTTTAACATACATGTACGAATTTACATTGGCACCATTTTTAAATCTTGCCGCGGCACAAATATTTAAGTAATCTATAAAAACAATATCAGGAACAAATTTCTTTTTTAATTTTAATTCTTCTAAGAGATGCCTGAAATGATTTACATTTGCTGTTGCTGTCGGATATTCTTTGATAATCAATTTACCATGAAACCCCATAGTGGCGTTATTAAGTTTCTTTTCATACATCATTTTTGGTAAACTACGCAAATCGTCCATAGTAATATCCATTAAATTTGCATCTATCCGTTCAGCAATTCTTTCTTCTGCCATTTCGCAAGTAATATACAGCACATTATAATTTTGTGATAAACATGCTGCTGCATGGTGACACATGAATAAAGACTTTCCAACACCTGTGCCAGCCAGAATTATATTTAATGTTTTCTTTGGTACTCCCTTTCCCGTGATAGTATTAAACAATTCTAAATCAAATTCAATCTTGTCTTCTTTCTTGTGATAGAAATCATAACGCTCATCCGAATCTTCAATATAATCGTGACCTATATGAGTATCAAATGCAACTGCTAAAGCATCAGATAAAATAGAAGGTATTGCATTTTCGGATTTGGTTTTGCTTTTACCATCAATAATATGAATAGATTCTAATATGGCATTATATACTGCCTTTTCTTTACAAAAAGATTCAGATTCATTTAATAACCATTCTAAATCGTGATTATCAGATAATGAAAAAAGTTCTGTAATAAGTGATTGACATTTCTTTTGCTCATCTTCGTTGTGTGGTAGTTTTTCTACAGCAATTGAAATTGCTTCCTCAGAAGGAAGTGAATTATATTTTTGAATATATTCATTTATGGTTTTAAATATAGTTTTATATTCTGATTCATGAAAATATTCATTTGATAAAAAAGGAAGGGCTTTCCTAGAAAACTCCTCGTTACAAACTAAAGAATGTAGTATTACTTTTTCAATCTGCATCGTTTTCTGTCACATCTTCAAATTTTAATAATTCGGGTTCTGATTCTAATGTTGTTTCAATGATATCAACAATAATATCTCCTAGAAGATTATGAAATTCATCATCCAATTCAATCTCAGATGGCATTTCTAATATATCATATTCATAACTCATTCTGGTGGTTTTATTTTTATCTGAAGTATCATCAAAACTTACTTTACCAATAGCACAAGCAACACCATTATACTTTTCGTCTAAAATACGAATAGTACCTATTCCTACTGGACTTTTAATTTGCCTGTATTTTTCTTTAATATTATTCATTACTAGATCCATATTTAAATTCTTTTGCAACCGCATCTTCAAGTTTTTGCATTACATCTTCTGTGAAATATTTTTCTGGTTCGTTGTTGATTGATTTCTCAAATGCAGTTTTGCCATTTGGCAACTCAATACGAGTAGATACTTTCTTAAATACTCCATACTTTACTGCAATAGGCACCAAACCATAATATGGATTCAATCCAGTATCATAATTTAACTGAACTTCAACATCTTTATTTTCTTTAGTAAATCTGCCTTTATATAATTTACATTTAATAATGCCACCAATAAT